CACCGTTACTCACGTAAATCGAGTAACAGGGCAGAACACGATCACCTGGTCTCGGCGCGAAGTCGCGCTTTGGCCTAGATGCGTACGTGTCGAAGATATAACCGCCCCAGCCCCGCTCGAGTTTGAACGGGATGCGGGGGTGATCACCGAGGAGGTGACCATCTCCAAAGCCATCAGGACCCCAGATACGAATTTCGTCTGGGATGTACTGAAGACAAAGGGCGGCGCCTTGAAAGTCGAAGTTCCGCACATAGAAGTTATGGAACCGAAACAAGTCAAGGTATGTTATCCGATCTTTTAGATAACATGGACGTATATCAATGCCCGAGTAGTAATCCTTTCCACAAGATTCACGGAAAGGTCCAGAAAGGCAGCTTTTCTCACGATTCACTGTGAAGCCAGCTGCTTCTAAAGTAGCATAAACGGCACCTGCACACTCTGAAGGAACCACAAGGTCATCGCCATAAGCGAGGACACGAGGGTCATCTTCGGAGGCAGCGGATGCCAGAGCCCAAAATATCAGGGTCTCTAAGGGGAAAGTAAAACCATTTCCCATGCTACTGAACTTCTGGAGGCGTATCTGATTGTTCTGGTAGCGGACGGTTGCAGACCTGCAACTATCCAACAACTGGAACCAGTCTATCGGGAGCAGATGATGTACAAGCTCCCGTGCGATTGTATCAGACGCATTACTAAGGTCGAACGTCGCTAAGGCGTTCGAGATACTACCTTCACGAGCTGCTTTTTGATTGCGGCTCTGGTCGGTAATATCTATACCAGAATGCAGCTTCAGCCTGCGCGCAATATAGTCGCCTATACCGAGCTGAACGAATCCGTTCAGCACCGGCTCAACGACCGTGCTGCGCATAGTCTTTGCATTCTTCGGGACGAAGGACAGCCGCGCGTCGACGATGTCGACGAGTAGCTGGTACGTTTCCCCGTCTGGATGGGCCACGTTGAGTGACTCACACCAAGCGGGTACTTCCTCTAAAATCTCCGGGAGGAGGTTGACGAGGCCTTCACTACATTCACACCGTTCACTAAGCTTGCGCTTGTGCGATGCATTTTTCTTCTTAATTGAAGTTGTCGCACCAGGGCCAAAGCGGAAGTCTAACCTG